GCGGCGGATCGCGCCAGTGTACAGGCTTTAAAACAGGTTGTCAACAACAAATGATACCTAATTGGACAAATAATCTTAAATCTGATGAAGAAAAGGTCAGATTCCGTAAATATATGTATTCTTCTAGAGGTGTCTTAGACAGACTGCTAGAAATGACTAAAGAGATGGACCAGTCTCTAACTAACCAAGAAATCGATCCAGACGTGTACGACAGTCCATCCTGGGCCGCTAGACAGGCACATACCAACGGATACCGTAGTTGCCTTCGTAATATTCAAAAACTATTAACCCTTGACCAAAAGGATAAAACAAATGGCGGACAGCCTATTTGATGACCAATCAGATAAAACAGACTACCTCGCAACGCTCACCGGACCAGGTGGTAAGTACGACCGTACGCGGTATGCTTCTGAAGCAGAAATGTTTCAAGCAATTGCTAAAGGAAAGGTTTTTGCAGACCGTACTTTAGAACATAAGAACCAGGAGTTCGACCAACTCCGGGATGAATATGTCAAAGTAAATGCACAAGCCATCGCAGGAGAGAAGTTCCAAGAACTCGTGACCAAGTATGAGAATCGTGGCAACCCCGACAATAATCAGCAATTACCCCCAGCTGACAAGACTGTAGCTCCTACTATAGACCCCAATAAGATTGCAGAAGTCGTAGCTGCTCAGGTGAGAGAAATCAAAGCCAAAGAGCTAGAGACAGAAAATCTCAATAAGGTCGAACAATCACTCCGGGAACGCTTTGGTGATAACGCTCAAAGCATTCTAAAGGAGAAGATGAATGCTCTTAATCTAACTCAAGAAGACGTTAAGCTTCTAGCTAAGCGTTCACCCGAAGCGGTACTAAATACCCTAGGTCTGAACCAACAGCGAGAAACCTACCAGTCTCCTCCTCAGTCCAGTGTCCGAAGCGACAGCTTCAAACCAACCACTGAGATTAGGGACGCCGTGTACTATGAAAAGCTACGGCAGTCAGATCCTAAGACGTATTTCTCACCCAAAATGTCAGTTCAACGCCTGAAGGATATGGAGGACTCAGAATTTATGGTCCGCTATAACCAACAGCAACGGAGAACTAATTATTAATCAGGTCCTTACACTGTAAGGCCCTAACTCACTAGGAGACTACATGGCTGGCTTTACAGACGCCACTACAGTCAACCTAACTAGGACGCAAGTATTTTCTTCGGATATTACTACGCTCCTGTTGGATGACCTCAATGCTATGCAGTTTGTCCGAACTCTCAATGATTTCCCCGATGGCTTCAATTTCAACATTCCGATTGTTGGTGAAGCCGAAGTAGCCTACTTCAACGAAGGTCAGGCTATGAAGTATCAGCAGATGGATACTGGCAACTTCCAGTTCAACTTCACTGATTACGTCTATTCGGGTAACTCAATGTCTGAGAAGTTCCGGCGCGATTCTTGGCTTTCGCCACAGATCATCGCGTTGTTCCCACAGCGTCAACACCGTGCCCTCATGGAATACTATGAGACTCGTGTGTGGGCTGTCGGTAACGCAGGACAGACCGCGAGCAATCTCAATACTATCAACGGTGCATCCCACCGCTGGGTCGCAGGTGCAGTAGCATCTAACGGCACACAGGGTATGCTCACCTTCCAGGACTTCGCGAAGGCTCGTTTCGCTCTCACCAAGAGCAACGTTCCTCTCCGTAACTTGGTTGCGATCGTTGATCCCTCCACCGCATACTCTTTGGAAACTCAGACCAACGTCACGAATCTCTTGACGCCTGCTGGTCAGTGGCAGAGTGTTACTCGCGAAGGTCTTACGACTGGTTTCAAGTATAGATTTAATGTCTATGGCTTCGATATCTATGAGTCGAATTATCTTCCCTCTAGCATTTCTGAAACCATCAACAGCGTTTCAGTTACCAATGGTGTTGCTAACTACTTCTTCGATGCAACTCCTGGCGATACCCTTTCTTGGGTAGGCGCTTGGCGTCAGATGCCTACCGTTCAGTCCAAGTTTGATATGGATCTGCAACAGTGGGATTACGCGACTATTTGCGAATTCGGTCTCGGCTTCTTCCGTGAACAGAACTTTGTTACTGTTCTTACGTCGAAGTCTGTGGTTCCGAGCTAAGAGGAGGAACACATGACTGCTATTACTACTGGACAAGAGTATTTTACCAACAGTGGACTTCTTCTTAAATTCGGTACGACTAAGGCTGTAGTTTCACCTTGGGGTGATTACGTCAACTACGGTTCTAACCGAGTCATCGAAGGTACTGTCGCCTTTACGACTGCTAACCTAACCTCCGGCACCACTGACATCGTCAGTGACGTCGTGTTTGTTGGCAATCCTGCAAACTCTTCTATCTTCATTGAGAAGGTCGAGGGTGTTTGTGAAACGGCGTTGGTTGGCGGAACTAGCTTTAAATTGGGTTTGATTGAACAGAAGGATCGTGCTACGATTCCGTCTGGCTATGATCATGCCTTCATTAATGGCGATGTCACTGCTAGCTATGCTACCGTAGGTGCTGTCAACAGTTACTACTCAACTACCTCGACTTACGCAGGTAGCTTGCTTGGTACTGGCCCGGCATACTCTACTACTCCGTATTACATCACGTGTACGCCCTCCGGTACTTTTACCGCTGGACAGATACGTTTTCGTATTTACTATCACTCGCTTGATCTAACAATC